CATTTTAGTGAAGCTGATCCACAAGCCTTACTAAAAAAACATATTTATAAAGCTAAATCAAGATATATTGCCACTAGAAAATATGCTATAACTGAAGCAGGAAGATTCCAATTCGGATTATTACCAGACATTGTAAAATATTTAAAAAATCTTAATACGCCATTTCGCATAATATTTTCGGAACAATTTAAAGAACGTTATGCAAGCTCATATTCATTTTATGATGAACCTTTAAAAGATTTAAAATTTAAATTAAGAGATTATCAAGAAGAAGGTGTTAAAAGCGCATTGAAAAACGGTAATGGATTGCTTATTGAGCCAACTGGCGCAGGCAAGACCTTGATGCAAGCCAGTTTAATTTATAATATTATGAATCATAAACCAGATTCTAAAGTATTATTAATAACCATGACACATCTAATAAATCAGCTTTATGATGAATTTGTGAATTATGGTATAAATCCTGAAATAATTTCAAAGTGGTCTGGTGATAATGAGCTTAACATATCGTCTAATATTATTATATGTGGTACAAATATCTTATATAGTAAAATTGATAATATACCTCTTGAAATTAAAAAGGTTAAAATTGTATTTTTAACACTTAAAAAGCAATTAAATGATATAAATTTATCTGATCTTGATAAGGAAATATTACAATCAAAGATGATTCAAGCTGGAAATGAACTTAAAAAACTCGAAGAAAAATTGGAAAATAATAAAAGGATTCACAAATTTTTGGAAAATATAGATTTATTAATTTGTGATGAAGTACATCAATGGAAAAAATCTGGTGAAATTATAAATGTTTTAAAATATATTACTACAAGAAATCGTTATGGATTTACCGGAACCTTACCGGAAATGATGATTGATCAATGGAATATTATTGGACATTTTGGACCTATAATACACGAATCAAAAAGACAAGAATTAGTGGAAGCCAAGCATATTACTGATGCTGATGTTAGAGTTTTTGTATTAGAATACAAGAACCCACCAGATTTAAACAAGAATGATTTAGACGAAGAAGAGGACGAAGAAAAGGGTATAAATTCATTTTATGAAGCCGAATTAGATTTTATACATCATTCTCAATTTAGAAATAAAATTATAAGAAAAATTGTAAATAATTTATCTAAAAATTCTCTTATTTTGATAGATAGACTTGAACACGGTGATTTATTATATGAATTTTTAAAAACAACTTTGGAAAATAAACAAGTATTTTATATTAAAGGTGAAGTTGAAGACGAAGAAAGACAAAAAATTCAGCAATTGATGGAAAAGGAAGACAATATTGTTTGTATTGCAGTATCTAAGATATTTAGTACTGGTGTAAATATTAAAAATTTACATTATATTATTTTCACATCAGCAGGAAAAGCTAAAATTAAAAACATTCAAAGTATCGGAAGAGGTGTAAGACCATTACAAGGCAAGGATAAAGTAGTCATATTTGATATTTCAGATATGTTACATTATTCTCAAAAACATTTAGAACAAAGGATAAAAATATATGACAATGATAGCATCAAATACCAAATCATTAAAATCAAAGAAACCTAATAGATTTTTTAGAAAACGTAATAAAGTAATGGATTTTGATAAAGAATCGTTTGTGGATCATACACAAGATGTAGATTATCATTTATATGATCAAGATCATTTAGAAAACTTATCTGAAAATGAATTAATCACTCCACAAGATGATAATATTGAAGAAGTTGAGCCTCTTGAAATCGTTAAAAAAATAAAAAAGAAGAAAATTAAAGAAGTTAAACAAAAATATTATGTAGATAATACTAGATTTGAAGAGCTTATAAAAAAATATTATGAAACTGATATATTTTCTGATGAATTGGCTATGATGTTATATAATATTGCTAATCGAGCATCTTTTTCTACTAATTTTATAAATTATAGCTTTAAAGATGAGATGATTGGTGAAGGATTATTAAAAGAAATACAAACTTTAAAAGCCAAAAAATTTGATGTAACCAAAGGAAAAGCTTTTAATTATTTCAGCACTATTGTATTCAATGCCTTTGTTGGTAAAATAAAAGAAGAACAAAAAGAACACGAATCTTTACGAGATCACCAATCTAGAGAATATGATATATTAACCAACGGAATGAAAATAACAACCAACACACACGACGAACATTATGATACCCATATATAACCAAAAAGTTGCAATTATTTCAGATATTCATTTAGGCATTCACACGAATTCAGAACTTTGGCATAAAATTGTTTTAGATTACGGTGAATGGCTTAAAAAAGAATTGATATCAAAAAATATTAAAGATATTATTGTATTGGGTGATATTTTTAATGATAGATCAGATATTGGTGTACAAACCTTACATGTAGCTGAATCTTTTTTTAAAATCTTTACAGAAGGACTTTACAATTTTAATATTATATTACTTGTAGGTAATCATGATTGTTTTTATCACAATAAATCCGATGTAAACAGTACAAGCATTTTTAAAGGTTGGAAAAATATAACTGTTATTGATAAATTAGAAACAGTAACTTGGTTTGATAATCAATATACATTTATGCCTTGGGGAATTCCACTTGATACTCTCCCTTACAACAACGCTGGAATATTTGCACATTTAGATATAAACACATTTAAAGTTAATTCTATTAAAATTTGTGAAAAGGGTGTGGACTCTGATGAATTGTTAAAAAAGAGTTCATTAATAATAACCGGACACTATCACACTAAACAGGAAAGAATTTATCCAAATGGTAAAATATTATATCTTGGTTGTGTATTTCCTCAAAATTGGAATGATGTAAGTGATAAAAAGTATTATCATATTTTAGATTTAAAAACACAAGAGTATAAATCTTTTGAAAATGTAATAAGTCCAAAATATTATAAAATTAAATTATCAGATTTATTTATTAAAGAAAAATTACAGGAAACAAAAAGCATTGTAAATGGTAATTTTATTAAAATTATAGTGGACAAACAGATAAATTATGAACAATTTGAAAAAATACAAACTGTATTAAATAGTTTACAACCATTGGATTTAAGTAGTGATTTTAATGATGAAACCACTATAAAAACACCAGAAAATTATGAAAGTGTTAATATGGAAATATCTACAATGATACCAGAATATATAGAATCGCTTGAAAAAACAGAATTAAAGGATAAAATAATAAGCGAAATGGATAGTATTTATAAAACGGCTTTAACCAGAGTAAAGATTGAGAGTAATTAATGAAAGAAAAAATTGGAATTGGTTTAGTAACATATAATTCACCAGAGAGAATTGAACAATCTGCATTTACAGTTCCATCAAATGTTGATAGTTTTGTTATTGTCAATGATGGAACACCATATACGCCTAATTGCTATCCTAAGAATGCACAAGTTATAACTCATTCAAAAAATCTTAGTGTAGGGTGTGCAAAAAATACAGCATTAAGACAACTTTTACAAAACGATTGTACGCATCTTTTTATTATGGAAGATGATATTTTAATAAAAAATCAAAACATATTTGATGCATATTTAAATGCTGCTCATATAAGTGGATTATGGCATTTATCATATGGATATCACGGACCTGCGAACCTAGATCAAAACAAAACGCCAAAACCTAGACAAATCATTGATTATGGTTGTGGTGTTCAAATTGCTTTAAATGCTCATTCAGTTGGTGCTTTTTGCTACTACCACAAGGGTATAATTAGAAATGTTGGATATATGGACGAGCGGTTTAAAAATGCATGGGAACATGTTGAACACTCATATAGAATTGTAAAAACTGGGTTATTACCTGCGTATTGGTGGTGGCCTGATATTGCAAATAGTATGGAATATTTACAAGAAATTGGATCAAGTGAAGAACAATCAGTAATTAGAAAAACTGACGAATGGAAGAAGAATCTTCAAATTGGCGCACATTTATTTAAACATTTACACGGTTATTCCCCTGTGGAAGTTCCAGATACACCAGTAGAAAAAATAAAAGAAAATTTAAAATTTATTAAAGAAACATATTCAAGGGAAGTTTAATGAAAATTGGATTGTTAATACCATCAAGAGAACGTCTAAATCTTAAATTAACATTAATATCATCTATTATTACTACAGTTAATGATATTAATAATGTTAATCTCTATTTCGGTATAGACGATGACGATCCAACTAAAGAAATAGTTGAAAAAATAGCAAAAGCAATACCATTTGTAAAAATTATACCAATTCATAATGAAGGCAAATTTATAGGAATTAATAGAATTTGGAATATTTTGGCAGAAAATTGCAATGATGAAATCTTTGGTTATATTGGTGATGATATGATTTTCAGAACACCAGATTGGGACGTTGAAATTTTAAAAGAATTTAATAAAGAAACTTGTCCAGAAGATAAAATAAAAATGGTACATTGTTGGGACGGGTTTCAAGGGGAAAAATTAAGTGTTAACGCATTTACACACAGAAAATATTACGAAATTATGGGTTATTTCTGTAGACCAGAATTTTTAATTAATTATAGCGATTCATGGATGCATGAACATTTCAAAGCTTTTAATAGAATTAAATATAGGGCAGATATTTACATTGAGCATAATCATTTTGTTTTTGGAAAAAGAGAAAAAGATAAAACATCAGAAAGAATGTTGTCAAACAATCATGATAAAATTAGCGATGCATTGTGGTCAGTATTAAGGAAAACACAAGCACAAGATATACAAAAATTATCACAATATTTAAATATAATACCAGATTATACAAAAATTGATCCAGTATTATTAAAATTATCCAGTGGATATGATAAATCATTATATGAATAACAAACAGATATTAGATTTCAACAATCATTTTTATTTTAAAAGAAAATATCAAAAATATTTAAAATATTGTAAAAATAATAGGAAAAAATAATATGAAAAAAATAGGAATAATACAACCCGGAAGAATTGGTGATATTATTATAATATTACCAGCTATTAAACATCTTAAAAAAGATGATACTCAAATATTCTGGCCTATATACGAACAATATATTTGGATGTTTACTGATGTAATAGATTATGTTACATTTATACCAGTTAAATATGATGTATATAATGTTGTAAAAGAGTGTAACAATATATTAAAAAACATATATAAATGTGATGAAATAATTGATACTGCCGCCACCTTTCCCGATAGTACTGCTACAAAAGAATATGTTGATAACGGCGATGGATGGAAAGAACCCTTTGATGTTTTTAAATATAAAAAATTAAACATTGACATTGCATGTAAATATGGATTAAAAAATTGTTTAAATAGAAATTATAAAAAAGAACACGAATTATATACACAATTAGTTAAAAACGAAAAATATGCTGTAGCTTTTTTAAGTTGTTCAAACGGAAAATACAATGTACAATTTGATGTACAAGACGGTCAATTAATTGAAGTTGAAGAATCATATAATATATTTCATTGGATAGAAATATTAGAAAACGCAAATACAATTATTACATTAAATAGCGGTCCATTATGCTTAGTAGAACAACTAAATTTATCAAAACCAAAAAAAATACTTTTTAAAATTCCTAATGGAAAGTTACCATTATTACAAACTAAATGGGATATTATATGAAAATAGCATTTACAATAATATTAAATGGTAAAATACATTTATTACACAATAATTATTATAAAACTATATTAGAATATTTTGATTATTGGGTTGTGGTAGAAGGAGCCAGTAAAAACACTGGAAGCACTTCGTGGTGTAAACCAATATCATGTCAACATCAAAATAACGGACACTCTGTTGATGGAACAGTCGAATTTTTATATGAATTGAAAGGACAATATAAAAATATAATTCCAATTTTTTCAGAGGGATTGTGGTGCAATAAAGATTCACAGGTAAATACTGCTATTGCTAGAATCAAAGAAATAACAAAAGAATGTACATTATGGGAAATAGATGCTGACGAGCAATGGAAACCAGAGCAATGGAATCACGCAGAATCTATATTAAAAGAAGAAAACGCCAAAACCGGATGTTTTTTATGCAATCATTATGTTGGTAAAAATTTAATCGCTGTAGGAGAATGGGGAGAAGGAAGAAAACTACCATATAGACGTTTATGGCATTGGAAAGATGAATTCTTTGAAAGCCATGAACCCCCAAGATTATCTGGAGGAAATGGATTAGGCATACTAATTCCTATTAAATTTAATCATTATTCATTATATTTTGATAAAGATGTTCAGTTTAAAGAAGAATTCTATAATTATACTGGTTTATATCAAAGATGGAAAGATTTGCAAAATATGAAAGAATTTCCTCAACATATAAGTAAATTATTAGGTACTGATACACATTGGGGACATACAAATACTTTAATAATAAAAAAGGAGTAAAATGAATTTTATAGACGGAAATAATTTTATAGATCATCATATTAAAAACAATATATCTTGTGCCATAGGTAAAATAGGTGTTGTTGAATTAAAACTTTTGCATAATTATCAAAATCAAGTTTACACTTCTGATGTAATTGAAGAAGGGCAATTCGTGGCTGGTATATATCCATATTCGAGAGATGAATATAATAAATTTGCAAAAATATATACAACTTCTTTATTAAATATTGATGCTTTAGCCGTATGGAATACTATTTTAAAAGATTTTGAGATTTCAATTTGTCAACATATAAAAGCATATCCAATAAGATTGCAAGATATTGAACCTTATTTTCATATTCCACCTTGGTCTAAATCGTTAGAAAATAAAAAAGTGTTAGTAATAAGTCCATTTGCAGAAAGTATTCAAAAACAATATCAAATTAGAGAAAAGATATGGCCCAATGACATACTTCCAAAATTTGATTTAACTGTAATTAAATATCCAAACGCCAGCACCGTTGATAGTAAAAATCCATTCAAATCTACCATTGATGTTATTGAAATTACTAAACAAAAAATGAAAAATGTTGACTATGATGTTGCATTAATAGGCGTTGGTGGTGCATCTATTCCTTTAACAGCTTATGCTAAAACATGTAAAAAAATTGGTATACACATGGGAGGTTCAACACAAATTTTATTTGGAATTAGAGGAAAAAGATGGGATAATATACCAGAATTTCATAAATTTTTCAACGAATATTGGATACGGCCATCAAAAGACGAAACACCAGAAAAGGTTAATAGAGTAGAAGGGGGTTGTTATTGGTGAACAAAGTTATTGTCAAATATGATGAATGGGGTAGAATGGGAAATAGAATGTTTCAATATACATTTGGAAAAATTCTAGCAAACAATAAACAATGCGAATTTTATTGTGATTCTCTTCCTAATTTTCATTTTACGAAATTAGAGAATTCCCCTAAACTTATAACACAGATAAACAACCCTTTATATATTAAAGAAAAATATGGAAACAATTACGTAAATTATGATGAACTATTGAACCATGATGGCGACATAATTGTAAATTCTTTTTTACAAAAATCTGAATATTATATACCATATTTGGATAAAATTAGATTATGGTTTAGAATTGGTTTACCATTTGACACACCAGTTAAACTACCAGAAAAAGATGAAGTTGTAATGCACATTAGAGAGACAGATTATAAAAACTTAGGAATATTATTAAATATTAATTATTATTCAAATTTAATTTATAATACTAATAAAAAAGTTACAATTGTAACCGATAATTGTAATTCAGAATTAGTACAAAATTTTAAAAATCGTTGTAATATTTTTAGTAACGAACCTATCAATTCATTTAATACAACATCAACTGACAAAAGTATGTTAGATTTTATATATATGTTATATGCAGATACTTTAATATTATCACAATCAACATTTTCGTGGTGGGCAGCTTTTTTAGGTGAACATAGTGAAATTTATTTTCCTGTTAATTCTACAAATAATAAAGGTATGTGGAAATTAAATCCAAATAAAGACGATATTGATTTATATATACCAAACAAAAATTTTATAAAGGTGATTATATGAATTTTGTGTTATTTCATATTGGTGAAAATCTTCCATCGCATTTTCCATATTGTGTACAACAAATTCAAAAAACCAACCCGACTTGTCCTGTTTATATTATTACTAATTTAAATATTGATATAAACGAACCCAATATTAAAATAATTTCTACTAATAGTTTAAATATACCAGATATTGGTAATTATTATAAATATGATCCTATGGGACCACTATTTCGTAATGCTATGTTAAGAATATTTTATATAGAATCGTTTATGATTAAATATAATATAGAAGATGTAATACATTTTGATAATGATGTTTTAATTTATGAAAATATATTAGAAATCAAAGAGGAATTAGAAAAAGAAAATTTTTATATTACACCTGCCACAACAATAGATTATATTTTTGGATTTAGTTATATAAAAAATTATCAAACACTATCAAAAATAAATATTAAATTATATAATCTTATTATACAAGGCGAAAAAAACTTGGAAAAAATAATAGGAAGTATGCCACATGAAATGAGATTATTAAATTATGTTGATCAAGAGGAACACAACATAAATTTGTTACCTATATTACCATCTGATAAAAATTTTAATAATTTTAAATATTGTTTTGATCCTTCCTCATACGGTCAATATTTAGGGGGCAGAAAACCAGAATACGATAAATATATAGGAAAACAGATTATTGAAAATAATATAAAAATATTTATAGAAAATAAAATTCCATATGTTTTTATGAACAATAAAAAATATAAGATATTCAATTTACATATACACAATAAAAAAATGAAAGACTTTCTATGAACGATGTGATAATATACCAACCGTGGGGTGGATTAGGCGACAATTTAGGACATTCACCAATACCAGAATTGTGTTTTAATTCGAATATAAAATGTTATTTAAGCAATCAAAATGCTTATCGTAATCCCGAAATTTATGATTTAATTTGGGGCACAAACCCATATATCAGTGGAACAAGAGACAGCACAGACATGTCTTGGCTAGATAAATCTATTAATAGACAGTATAATAGAGATTGGAACGAATTAAAAAATATACAATGTAGATACGGATTTGATCCTACACATCATTATCCTCAAATATATTTTAAACCAAATTATATTCCAGAACTAAAAGAAAAAACAGTTATAAATTTGGGTGGATATTCTATATATGCTTATCAAAACTTTAATAAAGATATCAATCTGGAAAATTATAATAAATGTGTTGAACAATTAATAGAAAAATATAATCTTGATAATTTTGTTCGGTTAACTGACAATATAAAATATGCTATTACACCAAACTTGCCAGTAATTAATAATATTACAAACACTTATGAAATACAATCATTAAAACATTATTCAGATATTATGTTTTCTTGTAAAAATTATATATGTTTTAATTCAGGACCATCTATATTAGCTTGTGCAATTAAAAATAAATATAAAACAAATTCAAATATTTTTGTTTTTAATATTGAAAAACTAAATCCTCCGACTAATTATCAATGTTATGTTTTTAAAAACGCTACTTATTTAACTATAGACACCAAACGAATATTAGAAAGGGAAGAATAATATGAAATTTTTAATTACCGGCATCACAGGATTTACTGGTCCACACTTAGCAAATATCTTATTAAAAGAAGGACACACCGTTTATGGGTTATATAGAAATGAAAATTATTTAGATATATCTGATGTATTAAAAGAAAATATTAAAAAGATTAATTTCATTAAATGCGATTTATTAGATAAAGACAATATATACAATATTATTAAAGAAAATAAATTTGATGGTGTTTTTCATTTAGCCGCCTATACACATCCGTCTAATTCCTTTGATAATCCCGAACTAGTTTTTAATACTAATACTACTGGAACTATGGCACTTTGTGAAAGTATTAGAAAATATAGTCCAGATTGCGTTTTAATGTATTGCTCAACAGCAGAAGTTTATGGGATATACCCCGAAAATGTTTTAATAAAAGAAAATTTTGCATTAAATCCAATAAGTCCATATGCAGTTTCAAAAGCATCTTCCGAACTGTTTGTGGCCGAACGAACAAAGAACAACATGATACAAGGGTTTGTAACCAGAGCGTTTTCACACACAGGACCAAGACGCCGACACAATTATTGCCTTTCGTCTGATGCCATACAAATTGCTAGAATTTTATTAAACAAACAAGATAAAATAATCAAAGTTGGCAATTTAGCGTCAAAAAGAGCTACAATGCACGTTAATGATGTTGTTCAAACTTATTATGATTTAATGATTAGAAAAATAAATTACAACATGAATAATGGAGAAGTTTTTAATATTAGTAATGATACACCACATGAAATTGGTTATTATTTAAATATGATGTTAGAAATGTATAATTTGATAAATGTTGTAAAACTAGAACCTGACCCTAAATTATTTAGAAAAATTGATTTACCTTTACAAAGAGCAGATTGTACAAAAATTAAAGAATTTATGAATTGGAAATTAGCCACCCCAATATCTACAGCATTACATGATTTAGTTGAATATTGGAAAGAATATGAATGGAGAGTAAAATGAGTGTAAAAGATTGTGATTCACATAAATTAATGTATCATCCACAAAGTGTAGCAAAATGGTTAAATAATGAACTAGTTCCTCTACACGCTGAAGTTGGTGTTACAAATAGATGTAACCATAGATGTAAATTTTGCATTTTAGATTGGGTTACACATGGAACAAATGATTTAAATCCAGACATTTACAATAAATGTTTAAAAGATATGGCGGAAATGGGTGTTAAATCTGTTTATTATGCAGGCGATGGCGAACAAACTTTACACCCTAATTTACCAGAATTTATAGAAAATGGTAAAAAACTTGGAATGAGTCAAGCTTTATCCACAAATGGATCATTAATGAAAGATGAAACAGCAGACAAAATAATTCCAAATTTATCTTGGATAAGATTTAGCCTAGACGCAGCAACACCAGAAACATATAAAAAAATACACGGCGTTAGTGAAAATGAATATAATAAAGTATTAAATAATATAAAATATTGTGTAAGTTTAAAAAATACATATAATCTTCCTATTGATATTGGAGTTCAAATTATTGCAATGGAAGAAACAATTAATGATATCGAACCATTAGCAATATGGTGTAAAGAAAATAAAGTTGATAATATACAAATAAAACCAGCACACAACCACCCAAAAAGCTCATATCATACTGGTTTATATAATTTTGTACAACAATCTTTACAAGAAAAATTAGAAAAATTAAACGATGATAAATTTACAGTAGTTGTTAGAGTAAAAAGCATGGAAAGATTAACACAAGAAAAAACTTATAGATGTTGTCATGGATTTGATTTTTATATTATTATTGATGCAAGAGGAAATATCATACCATGTAGTATATTTTATAATAACGACAAATATATTTATGGAAACTTATATCAAAATGATATTAAAACAATATGGTTGAGCGAAAATAGAAAAAATATTATTAATAATATCACAGATTTAAAATTTAAAACCTGTAAAGAATATAAATGTAGATTAGATGTATTAAATCGTTATTTAGATAGAATAAAATATCCAGAAAAAAATGATGAGTTTATATGACAAATTATATAACAGGAGAAAAATTACAAGAATGCGTTGATCATACTATTGTATTAAAAGGACAATTTTATGCAGATGAACAGTTAAAACATACTAATTGTAAATATACATATTTTGAAAAAAATCAAAATATAAATTCATTACCAAATGATATTTTAAATGCAAAATCTTTATTCGTTTATACACATATATTAGATTTTTTCTTTTCAAAGATTTATCCCCTTTTAAAAAACCCTTTTGTGTTAGTTACGCACAATTCTGATAATGATATAAACGAGCAATATAAATTATATTTAAATGATACTAAAATTATTAAATGGTTTGCACAAAATGTTAACTATAATCACGAAAAATTAAGTTCTTTGCCTATTGGAATAGCAAACTCACAATGGCCTCATGGAAATTTGAATATATTTGAAAATATTAAAAATACTAAAATAGAAAAAACAAATCTTATATATAAAAATTTTGAAATATCTACTAATATAATACACAGAAATTATGTAAATGCTGCTTTATCGAGAAATAATATATATATGAATACTAAAAAACCATATAATCAATATTTAATAGATATTAATCAGTCATTTTTTAATATATGTCCAAAAGGAAACGGGATTGACACTCACAGAATGTGGGAGAGTTTATATTTAGGTTGTATACCAGTTGTTGATGATTGTATAAATAATCAAAATTTTAAAGATTTGCCAATTTTAATTGTTTCTAATTGGAATGATGTTACAATCGATTATTTAAAAGATAATATTTTAAAATATAAAAATATACAATTCAATTATGAAAAATTAAATTTAAATTATTGGAAAAATAGAATACAAAAAGGAGAATAAATGAGTGCATTTGAAAATGATACATTTATAGGTGAACAAATAACAGAAATTATTAATAGGGTTAAACCAAGCATCATAATAGAAACAGGCACGTTCATGGGAAATACTACAAAATTTTTTACAAAATTTAATATACCATTAGTAGGAATAGAAAAAAACGAAGAATTTTATCAAAAAACGTTAGAAACAGTCGGAGTTTGTTCTCATTTTCAATTGTTGCACGGTGATAGCCCAACTATATTAGACCAAAACTACGAAGTTTTAAAAAATAAAAAAATATTTGCATATTTAGATGCACATTGGGGGGGTGGATATACTTTAGAAAGAGAACTAGAGTTTATGGTTAAATTATTAATTAAACCAGTTTTGGCTATACATGATTTTTATAACCCAAATCACCCTGAATACGGATTTGATTGTCATGATGGTCATGCATATACTTATGATTTTTATAAATCTTATTTTGATAGAATTTATAATTCTAATTATAATTATTATTATAATAACAAAGCAACAGGAGCAAAACAAGGAATTATTTATTTAGAACCAAAATGAAACCATACGGACTAATTTGTAACGATTCTATTGAATTGGTTGGTCATAGTTTATTTAATAATTTTAGATTAGCTTTATATAATTTATTAGAAGAATCTAATTTTATAGATATAAAATCATTAAACGATTTAGAAAATATTACACATTTATTTATTATAGACGAACATTTTGCTCCAAATGTAAATATATGGAAAAATATAAATTTTCAATCTTATATAAACAACAAAAACATTAGAGTTATAGTATTTAATTTTGAAAAAATTTTTAATTCATCTTTTCCTTGGAATGTAGATCATCAATTAAATATTCAAAAATTTAATAATTTTTTTCAATTAGTTTCTGATGTAGAAGACTCTAAAATATTAAAAACTAATATACTTAATAAACAGTATTTATCGAAAAACACAAAATTTAATATACTACCTAAACAAGATAAAATAGATAAAATTTTATTTATAGGTCAACTTGATGGTATACAATATAAAAATAGGCAAGATATTTTAAATTATTTAATAAACAATGGTTTAAATATTGATATTGTTAAAACTAATAGAAAATTATCCTATTTTGATTTTTTGTGTAAAATAAACGAATATAAATATATTTTAAATCCATTAGGTACTGGTAAATTTATAAATTTAAGACATTTTGAAGCTTTATATTTTAATACTATACCAATTCAACAAGTTGATGAGCAAATGATACCAGTTAATTTAAATATATTAAATAATTGTATATATTTTACTAATTTAGAAAATTTTAAAAACAAAATATCAGATTTTATCTTTAATAATAACAAATATTTTTTAGAAGATTATTTTAAAGATATAAACTTTTTAAATTACTTATGAATTTACCAATAATAACATGTTTAGGTTCTTGTAGACTTCTTCCTGTAGAAAAATATTTTTCACACACTAAATTAAATGAGATTATATCATTTACTCACAATACAAAAGAAGTTATACAACTATTAAAATTTATTAATAATGAAATAAATATACCAGAAAATATTAATAGATTTTGTTTTAGAACAGGAATATTAAATAAATCTAATATCTTATTACACCATCTATATAAAGAAGCAATACAAAATACTAATATTTTTATTATAGAATTGTGTAGTAATAAATGTTACATTAATAATAATTATTATCTACATCATTTGGCAGTTGATACTAGATTTGCTGAATATAAAGACACACCAACAGAAATTATAAACACCACTAATATACATTTTTTAGAAGAAGAGGAAATAGAAGCAGATTTATTATTTTTATTAAAATATTTAAAAAATAAAAAAATTTTAATTATAACGCATTATAATGTATATCACAATAATGAATTGTTAACTACAAGAAATAATCTTATTAATAGTATAGAAAATATTTGTAAAAAACATCAAATACCCTTATTTAATCCTAGTATCTTATTTCAACAATATAAACAAAACGATATCATACAAAATGATTATGGACATTTGACAAATTTAGGAAAAAATATTGCAGGATTACATTTGCGTCAAACAATACTTGAACTTTTTAAATGATATGATAGTATTTTATACATGAATACAAATATAGAATATCAATTTTCAGACATTTATTTACAACACAAGAAAACCATAGCAGACTCAAGAACAACGGATTGCGATTGTTCCATCCAATTTGGTAATTTTAAATTTAAAACACCAATAATTCCTGCCAATATGTCCTCTGTTGTAAATAATAAAACTTGTCTTTATTTAGCAAAAAAAGGATGGTTTTATATCAATCATCGTTTTGATGGGTTAGATAATATTGATTTTGTAAAGTTTATGCACGATAATAATTGCTTTGCTTCTATTTCTATAGGAGTTAATCAAGATTCCTATACTTTAATAAGTGATTTAATAGTTAATAAACGTATACCAGAATATGTAACAATTGATATTGCAAATGGTTATTCAAATAAAGCAGAAGCTATGACCAAATATGTTAAAAAAATGTTACCAGAAACCTTTTTAATTGTTGGAAATTGTGCAACAGCAGAATCAGTTAAAGAAATTGCAGAGTGGGGAGCAGACGCAATTAAGATCGGGATAGCTAATGGCGGGGTATGCACGACATATAACGCAACAGGGTTTGGCAGACCACAATTCTCTACGGTATTAGATTGCGCCAGAACATCCAAGGTGCCAATTATATCTGATGGTGGATGTCGAGACATAGGTGACTTCTCAAAAGCCCTTGTAGCAGGTGCAACAATGGTAATGTCAGGCAGCATGTTTGCTGGATTTGAGGAATCTGGCGGTGATATGGTAGAAATCGAAAATAAGAAATATAAACTATATTACGGGTCTGCCTCTTATAATAATAAATTACATCGAAAAAATGTGGAAGGAACCTGTAAATTAATACCATACAAAGGATCAATGGAACCGTTTTTAGACGATATTGAAGACGGTTTGAAATCTGCCATAAGTTATGCTGGTGGAACAACCTTAAAAGCTTTTAACAATGTAGATTGGGTAGTAAAACATAAATAAGGAATAAAACGAATATGGATTTTGAAGATTTAACTTCAGCGTTAGATTTTATTTAGAAAGGTCACACATGAGTACAGCAGGAAAAGGTTCCAAACAACGTCCTTTAAACAAGAAAATTTTTGATGAAAATTTTGACAACATTTCAAAAAAAGAAATTATTGACAATTCTTTCAAAACTGTTAAAATAAATGGGAAATATATACAAAGAAAGGTTTATAAATAACAATATGAAAAAGCAATTCACATGCCCGTGCTGTAATCTTAAAATTATTAAAAATAATAAAAATACTATATATGATGTTAAAAATATGGAAAGTAAAACTTACTTTAAATTTATGAAAAAATTAATGAATGATTATCATAAATAAAAATAATATTAAAATTTATAAATAATAAAATCAAAAGAATTACAAATATTTCAGAAATTGATAATTTATATTCTGATTATACAGCAAATTTAAGAATAATGTTAACAAAAGAATAAAATATATGAAAACACCAGAAATAACAAAGATAACAACGGATGATGTTATTTTCGATAAAATATATCTAAAATTATGGGATAATTTTGGCTATCTTCCCGATCCAGTAAAAGATTCCTTTCGTTCTAGTATTATTGAAAATGCAATGGAGATTTGTCATGAAACTGGCGATGAAGAAAGTTTTATTGATTTTTGTGTTAAAACAATCAAAGAATGGTTAAAGTTTGATAAACCAAAGGAGTAAATAATGAAAGAATCACAAATCAAACGAAGTCTTCGAATTGTTTTTAATGATGGAACACCACCAAAAGATTTTGATATAGGAAAATATACACAAATATTAAAACCATTAAACAAGGTATTATTTCATATAGATAAGTTGAACGACGGTAAATTATTATTAATTGTTGGTATAGATTTTGTTGAAGATTTTACAAAGGTTGATAGAATAGAAGTAGTAAGGAATTAATATGGACAAAGGACACACAATATTCGTTTTAGATAAGGGTTATGTAAGATTAATAGATTGGTTAGGGGATGATAAAAGAATTATTGAAGCAGCAAGGGTATCATATAAATCACCATCTAAAGGAGAAGAACAAGATAAAAAACTGTTGCAATATCTTTGGAAACACCAGCACACAAGCCCACTTGAACAATGTAATATTACTTTTAACATCAAATTACCCATATTTGTTATGAGACAATTTGTTAGACATCGAACGTTCAAATTAAACGAACAATCTGCTCGTTATTCTGAAATGGCAGATGATTTTTATATTCCAACTAATTGGCGCAAACAGGATACCAAGAATAAGCAAGGTAGTGTTGATAATGGTAATTGGAATCCTATAATTGATTGGGGTGTTGATCATATTACTGCCACAGACGCAACAGAAGAGATTTGTAAAAGTTCTTATATTTTATATAAGAATATGATTGAATATGGTATCGCTAAAGAAATGGCTCGTATGATTTTACCAGTTAATCTATATACTGAAATTTATGTTAATTGTGATTTACATAATTTATTACATTTTCTTACACTTCGTTTAGATTCACATGCACAATACGAAATACAGATATATGCAAAAGCAATATACGACATTGCAAAAGAGTTATATCCTGTTACAATAAATGCTTTCGATAGATATAAGTTTGAAGTAAAAGATAAATTAGAAGAAAAATCATATTGATCAGACACAACATGAACACAAGAAAACATTTATTAACTTGTCTTATAGATATGATGCATGGAATTTTATAGCTACTTGGTGTAACAACGATTGTGATGTACAGGGGAGTGTTCTTAGATCAAAAAAGAAAAATACCAAAAATGGTCAAAAAATACTTACTAGATTACAACAAAGAAAAACATTAATGAAAAATATAAAATTTGAAAAACTTGTAATTCAAAATTTTTTATCCATTGGTAAACCAGTTACTATTGATTTTACCAAGGGTATCAATATTATTACAGGCGAAAATAAGGATAAACAAGATGAAAATGGTGTCGGAAAAACCAGCATAATAAATGCTCTTTATTTTTCTTTATTTGGCGAAACATTAAGCACATTAAATAAAGAATATATTGTGAATAATATTGCCAAAAAGAATTGCAAAGTTGATTTATATTTTCAAATAAACCAAAATGGTATAATTAAAAATTATCACATAGAAAGAGGATTAGCACCATCCTTTTGTAAAATTCGTGTAGATAATAACGAAGATAAAAGCCTTTCAACAATACCAGCAACTAATTTATATATTTTAAATCTTATTAATACTACACAACCAGTATTTAAAAATACTATTACAATGAGTATGAATAATACTATTCCTTTCATGGCTCAAAAGAAAAACGAAAAACGCCAATTTATAGAAGGTATTCTAAGATTGGAAATTTTTACTGCCATGAATAAAGTAGCTAAAGAAAATTTTGACGCTATCTTTAAAAATTACGAAACTAATTTAACTTTATTTCAAGAAATAGAAAATAATATAAAAAATTATGAAATAAGAAAATTAGATGATGAACAAAAAAAACAACAGATTATTAAAGATTTTGAAAGTAAAATTATTGAAAAAGAAACTCTAATACAAGACATTAAATCTAAACTAATTCAAGTTGATCAAAAGCAAATTAAAATAATAGAAGATAAATTACAAAAAATAATAGAAGAAATGTTACTGGTTAATAAAAATTATAACATTGTCATAAATAAACTAGCAGAATTAAACTCTATTCTGACACTCAATAAACAACAATTGAATGTTGCAGATGATACAATTTTAAAATTAAAAGAAGAATATCAAAAATATCCTATATTTGATTTAAAAATAAAAACAATTGATGAATTTTCTAAATTAATAATAGACGAGAATACCTATATAGATAATTTAAAAAATAAAAATATCGAAATACAATATTTAATTAAAGATTTACAAAAAGAAAATATCACAATAAATTCAATCGGCAACGTATGCAGCAAATGTAAAAGACCGTTTGATATACAAGATATTACAAAAAATAAAGATATTGTGGATACTAACAATAAAAATATTATAAAATATGAACAAGAAATTAGAGATAATAATACAAAAATAGCTAATAGTACTTTATTAGTCAAGAAAACAGAAGTTTATATTAAATTATTACAATTTAAAGAACAAAAAAACACCCTTGAAAAAGAAATACAAAGGATTTCAACAGATTTAGAATCATATAAAAGTGTTTTAAGTGGTACTGAATCTAACCAGAATCGTCTTAAATTAGAAGAAAAAACTCTTCAACAAGATAAAAATAATATTTTGATAGAATTGGAAGCCTACAAACACAATATCACATTAATAACAAATTATACAAATGAAATTGATTATTTTAAAAATACGATTAATAATCAAAAAACATCATTGAATCCATTTGATGATTTAATTATGGAGTCTAAGGTTAAACGCGATTATTTACAAATAAAAATTGACGATTCAAAAGAAAAAATAGCCATATATGATGTAATTAAACACATAGTTTCCGATACAGGATTAAAACCTTACATAATTAAAAAAATTATAACAATTTTAAATGATCGTTTGAATTATTATTTAAATATTATGGATAGTAATTGCAAAATTACATTTGATGAATATTTTGATGACACAATTGTAAATGATCGAGGAATTGAATGTGATTATCAGAATTTTTCTGGTGGTGAAAGAAAACGCATAGATTTAGCCTGTTTATTTGCTTTTATGGATACAAGAAGAATACAAGGTGATGTTAGCTTTAATTTGGCCTTTTACGACGAATTATTAGACTCCGCTTTATCTACTAATGGTTCTATAAAGGTTTTTGACATTTTAAAAGAACGTCTAAATTTATATAACGAATCTAGCTATATAATTACACATCGTAAAGAAAATTTGAAAAACCCCAACATTACTGATATAATATATCTTGAAAAAAGCAATGGAATAACAAAATTAAAAGAAAAACAATCATGAAAGCACAAAGATATATATTAAAACCAAAAACTGATAAATTAATTGAAATTCCATTAATACCAGAAGAGTTGGAAAAGACACAAAAACAATTTTTAGAAAAATTCAATTCAGACTTTACACCAAAACTGAAAGAAAAAAGAATAAATAGAAGAAAATAATGTATAAAGACGCCAAATTAGAAGAATTGTACGAAACAGTTCTAAAAAATAAATTAGGAAAAAATGGTTATGATATTTGGGATGATGAACCATTAACCGAAATAAAAATTCAATATTTTTTCAACAGATTATTTGAGACAAATTTATTATTAGAACTTTTTTCAGAAGAAGGCGAAACAAATGTCATATATGAAAATAAACCAATTAAAGGTGGTTTAGAATTTAAATTAGAAAATATTATTAATGATATTAAATTTTATACAATAATAACACTTTATAAATGTGATTTTATTATTAATAAATTAGAATATGATATATTAGACGAGTTAAGAATAAAAGGAGAGGCTAAAGATTTAAATATTTTAAAAAATTATTTAGAAGAAAATAAAAATAAATATGTAATTGCTTTTAGATTTGAAGACGAAAATGAATTGAAAAACATAACTGGTCAAATGGCAAATAAAGCATCTACAGTATTTAGTAATGTATATAGAAATATTAGATATGTCACACATAAATTAAATTATTTAAATAATATAGCCGCATATTATTGCATGGTGTCTAAAAACGAATTGAAAAGAATAAAATTATACAAAGAAATTATGAGAAGAACAACAAAATTTAATAATAGTTACGAAGATTATAATAGTAATAGTGAATATGTTTATTTATATTTTTGGGGATAAATTATGTTAATATGTGTAACAGGAAAAGCGGGAAGTGGCAAAGATACGATTTGTGATCATTTAGTAAAAAGTGACGGGTTTATTAAAATCGCATTAGCAGATACACTCAAAAGAATCGTTAAAGATGTATTTGCATTAGATGATGAAACAGTATATGATAGAATAAAACGAGAACAACCTTTACCACAATGGAATAATTATTCTGTTAGAAAATTGTTACAAATAGTTGGAACTGAATTGTTTAGAAATAACATTGATAGGGATATTTGGGTAAAATCCTTATGGTTTAAATTAGATAAATCTATTTTAGACAATAAAGAATATTTAAATAAGAATTACTGTATTTCTGATGTAAGATTTCCAAATGAATTAAATTTCTTTAAAGAAAAAGCAGGAATAGACTTTTATAGTATTAAAGTAATTCGAGATGGGTGTAATGGTGTTGTAGGTGTACAAAATCACGAATCTGAAAAATATGATCTTGAAACAGATGTAACACTTGAAAATAATGGAACCATAGAAGAATTAAATCAACAAGTTGACGAAATAATGCACCAGTTTTATTAAAATGATATTTTTAATTATATTTTTAACAGGTATGTTATTAGGTGGTGATTATTTGATAAAATATTCAACAACTGTTAATAGTAACATTTAAATTATGAAAAATATTAAAATAATTTCAGCAACTAAAGAATCTAATTCTTTCAAGACACTAATATATCCTTTTATTAATTATTATAAAATGGATGCACTTGTAAATAGATCAATATGTGATGGTGACATTATAACAAACAATACTGAATCACTTGCCAAAGTTTATAATAAATTTATAAATAAAGATAACGAAAATATAATATTAGTATTCTGCCACGACGATTTATTAATTGAAGATAATGCTATAATCGAAAAACTTAATGAAGCTATTAAACATTATGATATTATAGGATTAGCTGGAGTAAAACCACCAATTACAATTAAAGAACCTGCATTGTGGCATTTAATGGGAAATAGACAAAATCTTTCAGGTGCAGTTGCACATTTTGATAAAAATTCAGATAATAAACGATTTATGACATCTTTTGGTCCAATCCCTGAAAGAGTAATTTTACTTGATGGTGTATTTTTAGCAATAAATACTGAAAAAATACTAGAAAAAGATTTGAAATTTGATGAAAATAATCCAGCTAAATTTCATTTTTATGATTTACATTTTTGTTTAGATGCTAATAAATTAGGTTTAAAATGTGGAACTTGGCCTATATGGTGTACTCATAAAAGTCATGGACTAGAACAAGTTTCGCAAGATTGGCTAGAAGGACAAAAATATTTTCTAAATAAATGGAGCTAATTATGCAAGAGTTTATAACACCTATAACATTTAAAAGAACTACATCATTTATTGAATATTATGACGAAATGTGTGAAATATTAAAAGAATCACCCTACGTTTTATCTTATTTTAGTCAGCATAATAATGATAATTTAGATAATATTGCATATAACGCAGAAGTAGCCGAAAAAATCAAAAAAGATTATAAATTAATTGGAATTTATAATAGATTTACATTAGATAATGATATCTATTTTAAACAAGAAGAAAATTATATTAATTATACAATTATTGATAAAAATTCAATAATGGGACAATTTGAAGGTAAATTAATAGATGATAATCTTTTTAAAATTATCTGGATTTGGAATAATAAACGTTCTGTTCATGGTTTAATACGAGAAATGTTTTTTAAATATTTCCTTCCTAAATATAAAATTATATTGTCCGATGATACCGTTACACAAAATGGGAAAATATTTTTTAATAAACTTTTAACAGAATGTTTAACCCTTAATAAAGAATGTGGCATCTATAATTTAACAGATAAAACTTTCACAAAATATACTAATTATGACGAATTAATGAAATTTTGGAATATTCAAAATAGTACAAATTATTTATTCTATTTTAAAAATTAAATATGAAAAAAGTGATGGAATTTATAAATAAAAATGAGTTCTATTATTTAATAGGTTTAATTGCTACAGATGGTATTTTATTGTATCCTAACAACACTATTCTTTTCTAAAAGGTTGTTACGATAAAAGAAAATCTAAACAATATGAAAAATATAAAGAATATTTTATGAAATATGTTGAAAAGTAATAAAAATTTGATAAATTAATACAAAGGATTAAATAATATGGCTGATAATAAACAATATGCTAACATAAATTATGATATATTTGACATTGGATATCCTTACTGTCCTTATCTACCTTTTGGCGCAAAGCCCATCAGTAAGGCCGTGGTGTCCAAAACAAACATCCAACCACCCCCACTAGCCCTTCCTGGTTCTGACCTCCCTAGAGCCTTGCAATATGCAGCAGATTATAGTGGATGTGGGTTTTATAGAACTGGACTTCCTGAATTTTTATTAAATTATAATCAAAAAATGGTCATTAGTACATTAACTGCTATGGTTATTGATCCAAGATTTTATTTGGCTGGTTATAAAAGTATTTTATTACAAAGACAAGCAACACCTGTTCAAAAAGAATTTGTAAAATTTTTGAAAGTTATGGGTAATGCACTAAATTCTAAAATTATTTATGAAGTAGATGATGTCGTATGTTTCGAAGATATTCCTCTTTATAACCGTTGTAGAGGCGCATTCACTGATCCCGAAATAAGAAAAAGTATTGAAGAAATTGTAAATTTGTGTGGTGAAATGATAGTAGTTTCCGATTATATGAAAGAATATTATAAAAATAAATTTAACATCAAAAATGTTACAACAATTCCAAATTATATACCAAAATTTTGGTTTGATAGATTTTATAATGAAGAAAAAATTCTGAAAAATTATCAAGATAATAAAAAACGTCCAAAGATTTTAGTAACTGCAAGTGGAACTCACCTCGATGTTGCTAATGCTACAAACCAAAAAGATGATTATTCCGTGGTATTACAAAATATTATAAAAACACGTAAAGATTTTCAATGGGTTTTTATGGGCGGCTTCCCGTTACTGTTAAAGCCACTGATAGATTGTGGTGATATTAAATTTCTACCTTGGGCGCAATTATTAGATTTTCCAAGTGCTATTAATAATGTTGGAGCACAAGTTACAATGGCTGCATTATTAGACAATCATTTTAACCGTTCAAAAAGTTGGATAAAATTAACTGAATCGTCTCATTTAGGTATTCCATTTGTCGGGCAGGATTTAGAACCGTATAAAAGTGCATTTCATAAATTTAATACAAGTGATGAAATGATAGACCAAATTAAAAGTATTGTTATAGATGAAGACACTTATATGAAAGATGTAAAGCGTCATAGAGCATTTGGAGATACTTTATGGCTAGATGATAATCTGGAATGTCATCTAGAAAAACTCACACTACCATTTGGTGATCAAAAACGTATATCATTATTAAAATTGAATCCAGAACAATTAATTAAATAAATGGTGTAGAGTCATTAAAATTTAATTTAAGAAGTTTATCTTTTTTTATTCTATTTTCTGATTTTAATAAAGGACGTTGATTACTATAATGAAAGCATTGTTTAGCTTCTGTTATATGTCGTATCTTTTATTAAACTCATTAAGTAGAACACTCCGCTTGTTTCTTGGTGATTGTAGTCCCAAGATTACTGCTATTTTAATTATTTAGTATATAATACTAGAAAATAAGTTGACAAATTTTTTAGAAATGATAGGATTAGACAAATGTATAGAAACATAGTATATTCAAACTTCAATAAAGATATCACACTTTGGACATGGGATATTGAAGGAAATAGGATAACAGAAAAATATCCATTTAAACCTTATTTATATGTTGAAGATGCAAATGGTAAAGATGGTATATCACTTTATAACACACCTTTAAGAAAAGTTGAATTTTCCGATAAAAAGGCAAGAGATCATTTCTGTTTATCAAATTTAAAAACTTATGGAAATTTGCCACCTACTCAACAATTTTTAATTGATAAATATCATGGACAAAACAAAAAATCAGAATTTTCATTATTTCCTTTAAAAATCTATTCATTAGATATTGAAACTTTTTCAGAGAATGGATTTCCTGACCCTAAAATAGCCAATGATACAATTACTCTTATAAGTGTTCATAATTCTATTGATAATACCATTCATACGTTTGGTCTAGCTAATGATTATAATACGTCAGATGATAGAGTTTTTTATAAATGTTTTGAAAACGAGGAGGAATTATTAAAGGCTTTTATAAGATTCTGGCGTAAGGATTTTTGCGATGTTGTAACTGGATGGTTTTGTGATGGCTTTGATATACCTTATATTTGTAATAGAATTAATAAAATTTATAATGATCCAGAAGCTTGTAATAAATTATCGCCAACTGGACGAGTTTGGAAACAAGATAATGCTAAAAAACGTTTACAAGATTATGAACAATTATGGAACATTGAGGGTATAACTATTTTAGATTATCAGTATGTTTATAAGGTTTTTACAAAGGATAAGAGAGAAAGTTATTCATTAAATGCTATTTGCGAAGAAGAATTAGGAACAGGTAAATTAAAATATGATGCTATTTCATTAAGTCATTTAGCTAAACAAGATTGGCACAAATTTGTGGATTATAATATACAAGATGTACAATTATTGGTACAGCTTGAAGATAAATTAAAGTATTTAAAAATTTGTAGGGAATTGGCATATAATGGTTTAGCACCATTTTCAACGAGTACAAGCACTACCACATTGGTAACTGGTGTAGTTGCACAAAAAGCACTTGAACAAAATAAAATAATACCAACTTTTGTGACAAAAGAATTTAAAAAATTTGAAGGTGGATTTGTAAAAGAACCACAAGTAGGTTTACAAAAATCTCTATTATATTATGATGTTGATTCGCTATACCCTAATACAATGGTAGCATTGAATATATCACCAGAAACCAAACTAGGTAAAATAGTTAGGAAAGATATAGAAAAAGATGAGTATGATATTATAACAACATCTGGTAAAAAATATACATTAAATAAACAAAATTTAGACTATTACCTAAAAAAAGAAAGAGTTTCTATATCAAAATCAGATGTATTATTTACACAAAAATTTAGAGGAATCTTTTCAAATATTGTCGAAGAAAATTATAAACAAAGAGTAGAGATAAAAAATAAAATAAAAGAACTAAAAAAAGAATTAAATAGTTTAAAAAATCCATAAATTCTATTACTACAACTGATTATAAAAGAGAGATAGAAAAAATGGATACGATTTAGACCATATAATACCAATTCACTATGGATTTATTAATAAAATGGACAACGAACAAAAAATTAAAATTTTAGAAAGACAAATATCACAACTAGACATACAACAGTTTACAAAAAAAATATTTTTAAATAAATTGTATGGTTATTTTGCAGAACACCACTCGCCTCTTTATGACATAGACTTAGCCGAGTCTATTACACAGACAGGACGCGAATTAATCAAAAAGGCGTCGAGTATAGCTGAAGATTATGTTGAAAACAAACACGGAATAATTACTGATTGTGTTATTGCAAATGATACTGATTCTCTAATTATTACAATTCAACCAATATTAGATAAAAATAAGCAACCTTTTTTTGTAGAAAATACAATTAATCCATATGTAACTGATATTGCAACAGAGTTTAACAACATTTTAAATACCGAAATAAAAACTTGGGCAAAAGACGAATTAAAATCTGAATATTGTACATATAATTTTAAGCGAGAAAGTATATCAAGTTCAGGTATATTTTTAGAAAAAAAGAGATATATACTTAACGTCATTGAAGACGATGGATTTAAAACTGATAAATTTAAATATACTGGTGTAGAAGTCGTAACAACTAAAACACCTAAAAAAGTTAAACCACTTATTAAAAATGCTATTCAAACAATTATTAAAAAGAGCGATAAAAAAGAAGTAGACCAAATTATCAAAGATACTTATAAAGTTTATCAAACATTTTCCATTGAAGATCAAGCAGTTACCATATCTTTAAACAATTATGAAAAATATTATAATAGAGCTAAAGAATTTAAAGCAGGTAAAGGTACGCCAAATCATGTAAAAGGTGCTATCTATTATAATTTATTGTTAAAAAAATATAAAATTGATAATAAATACGAATCTTTAAAGAGTGGTGATAAAATTAAAACTTTTTATGTATTACCAAATAAATATAATATTGAAAGTATTGCATTTTTAAATAAATTTCCAGAAGAATTTAAAACAGAATTATCCATAGACATTAAGAAAATGTACGAAAAAACCTTATTAAATCCTATTAAAAGTGTATTTGATGTAATAGGATGGCAAATTAAAAACCCATCAAACGACGAACAATTAGATTTATTAGAGTTTTTTGGACTTGAAAATTGAAAAATAAATGATAAATTATTAGAAAGGAAACAAAAAATTATGAATGAAAAATATATATTATATACAGATACATTAGGACGTTTATTAATTGGAAAAGAGCATAGCAGAAAAGAATCTATTATAAGCATTAAAAATCCAGCAATCATCCATGCTATACACAAAGAAGGTGGTGGATTACAAATTACCGTTATCCCAATTGTTTTTAGAGAATTTTTAGCCGATAAGGATGAACCTATTATTTTTGATTATACAGAAACATCAATTAATATTGCACAAAATCCTATTTTGGATGCACGAATTATGGCGCAATATGAACAAATGTATGCACCGTTAAAAGATGTTATTCAAATTCCAAAGGTGCCACAATCAAATCCTGCAAACGCAGCAACATCAAATGTTGCTCAAAATAAACCCAATATTATAAAATTATTTGATGAGTGATAGATAAATATGGGTTGTGATGATTGTCAAAAAAGTAAAACTTTTATTAGCAATTTACCAGAAAAGGTTGCTAAACAAAAATCAATTAAAACCATTGTCAAAGAAATAAAAGAACAACGAAAACAAGGAAACTATAATGGCAAAACGAAAAAATGAAGAAGTATTAGAAAATAAAGATGAATCTAAAATATTAGACGATGCTATGTCTGCATTGGAAAAACTTAATCCAGATGCTACAGAATTGAGTGAAGAATCTTTATCAAATGTAAATGATTGGATTGATACGGGTTGTTATTCTTTAAATGCTATTATATCAGGTTCCGTATATAGGGGTATTCCAGTTGGAAGAATAACAGGATTAGTAGGATTATCTGGAACAGGTAAAACCCTTATAATGAATAAAATAATGGCTAATGCTATTAAAAAGAAGTATAAGGCGATCTATTTTGATTCAGAAAACGCATTAGACAAAATGACAGCAGAAAGACTTGGCTGTGATGTTACTCAAATTAAACATTGTCCTGTCGAATTAATAGAAGATTGCAAGAGTCAAATTATAACATTTTTGACAAAATTAATAGAAGCGGGGCTAAAACGTAAGGTTGCTATATTTATTGATTCTTTAGGAAATTTAGTTACACGTAAAGAAATTGAAGATTCTTTAGAAAATAAGTCGGCAACTGATATGGGTTCTAAAGCTAAACTGCTAGGAAGCTTAATCAGGCAAGCTACCGGGCGAGTTGCTAAGGCCGAAGTACCTATGGTATTTTCTAATCATATTTACGAAATCCCCACTCAAATGTACCCAACTTTGGTTAAAACACAATCAGGTGGATTAAAAACAAACTATCTACCTTCCGTGTTGTTACAACTTTCCACAACTACTGAGAAAATAGAAGACGAAAGCGATCCAACTTCTGCTCTTTCAGAAAAGGTTTCTGGTGTAAATCTAAGAGCAATGACCACCAAAAATCGGTTTGCTCCACCTTTTATCGAAACAACAATGAAATTAAATTATAAGACAGGTCTTAGCCGCTATATTGGACTACTAAATATGGCAAAAGCTTATGGAATGATTGAAAAAGACGGTCATGCCTATGCAATGGAAGGAACAAAAATTGGTTATGCTTCATCATTTGAAGATAATGCAGAATTTTGGGAAAACGGACCACTTTCAAAATTAGACGAATTAATCAAAAAAGATTTAACATATTCCAATGAGAATTTACAATTGCTGAAAAACGAAGCAGAAAAAATATAACAATTGCTGAAAAAATATAACAATTGCTTTATATTTCAAATCTGATACCATATACACATGGCAAAAATAGATAAAAAGTTTTTCGAGTACATTATATGTTATAATGCTATTAATGATCTACAATATTTAAGTTCTATTGTAGATCATTTTAATTCAAAATATTTTGACAACGAAGATGTTAGAACAGTTTTAACTATTGTTGTCGAATTTTTTAATAAACATCACAAAAAGCCTAATTTAACTGAAATTAAAATTTTATTAACAGATGAAACACAATTAAATCATTTTAAAAACATTTTACAAATATTTAAAACAGTAGATAAAGAGTATACAGAAGAAGCCCTATATGAAAATACTGAACAATTTTTAAGAGAACGTGCAGTATTTTATGCTTTATTAGACACTACTGATTTTATTAACAAAACAGAAAAAATTGACACAAGTGATATTTTAGACAAGTTTAATCAAGCTTGTACTATTTCTCTAGTAGATGATATAGGATTTGATTATTTTGAAAATATTGATAAACATTGTGAAAATTTGAAAAAACCTAACAATGTCATTCCTATCGGCTGGAAATGGTTAGATGAACGTATAGGTGGAGGAGTTTCAGCAGAAGGTAAAAGTTTATACGTATTTACAGGGTTTACAAATGTTGGAAAATCAATATTTCTTGGTAATATAGCTATAAACTTAATAAAACAAAATAAAATAGTATTATTAGTTAGTTTAGAAATGTCAGAAGACATGTACGCGAAACGCATTAGTAGTACTATATCACAATTACCTTATTCTTCTATACATCAACACGTAGATGAACTTAAAGCTGATATTATTCAATTTAAAAACCAGCACAATTCTAAATTAATTATTAAAGAATTTCCAACCAAAGGTATAACAGTAAATCATTTAAATAGTTTTATATCTAAATTAATTAAGAAAGGTATTAAACCAGACGTATTAATTGTTGATTATTTAAATCTATTTAAAGGAAGTAAAAAGAATGCTGGCCTATACGATGAAGTGAAAGATATAGCAGAACAACTACGTGCAACTACTTATAAATTTAATATGCCTTGTATAAGTGCGTCACAGTTAGGAAGAAGTGCAGCAGGAGTTTCAGAACCCGGTATGGAAAAGACCTCTGAATCCATTGGGTTATCATTTACAGCAGACGTACAATGTTCAATTTGGAGTGAAGAAGGTGATAAACAGGCTGGCATTATTCATATGGGAATACAAAAGAATCGGTTTGGTGTAAATTATGGATATACAACCCTACGAATTAAATATGACACCCTAACCCTAGAAGAAATGCCACAATTTACAAGTTTGTCTAATAATGATTTAAAATCATCAGATGACGCCTTAAACGATTTAAATAAAAAGTTCAGTAATGGTGATCCTGCACCATTTTAACACTTGAAAAATAATATATTATTATAAATAATTTATATGCAAAATGATAATGCTATAAAACCTTTTATGAAGTCAAATCCAGTTACACTTTTAAGTGAACAGGAATTTGAAACAAATTTAATAAAATTTGGAAGTTTTTTACATCTTATTAATAATAAAAATATAAATCCTACGTTTGTTTTTATTAATTTAATAAAAGATGATAAACTCCAAGAATTATTTATGAAAATAACTGGTTGTAATAGTCTTATGGAAATGCTACAAAAAATCTTGATAATACATCCAAATTTGATAAAATCTAAAATGATAAAAGTACAATGTACAAAAATAATAAAAAATAAAAAACGTAAACAAGAATTAAAAAATGCTAACAGAAATTCAAAAATCAATTTATAATACACATTTGGCAACAAGTCGGCAAAATCAAAATAAACCTTTTACAATTAGAAAGGATTTTGAAAATTTTGAAACTCAAAAACCAGAAGAATATTCATATCTTCTTAAAATAGAACAACTTATAAAAAGTTGTAATTTAAATTTAAAGGTTTATTTTAAATCTCCATACACAATTTACAAAGACACTCCGTATTTTGATTTACAATTTTATACTACACAAAAAGCTATTAAGTGTTACACAATTTATATAAGATTAATGCAAAATAAATTACCAGATGATAAAGATCAATTAGAATTTATAAAAGACTCTTTAGTTTTTATAAAAGATTTTTGTATCGAAAAAAATATATTTTTAAGAGATTATTTTAATTTTAAAATTGGAGAGACACCTGCATGGGCATTACATTTAATAACATATAAAATTTCTATTTATTTATTAATAGGTTTGGAATTATTAAATTTTAATATCCGTCAATTTTTTTCTGAATTATGTCCAGATGATCGTGAAATGTATTTAGGAGATATTGATAAATTATATCCAAAATATAAACAAAATATTTTAAATTCAAAAATGGCAAAACCATTAATATTGAAAGGAATTAATAAGATTGAGGGATTGATAGCACACCACAATTTGCCCTTTTAATCTCTTGACTTATTAGAAGGAAATGGTACTATAGTAAGTACAAAGTAAATAATAAATAAAACAAAAACAAATAATAAAATAAAGGAAAAAAATATGATAAACTATGATGAAATATTAAATAAAATTGTAAAGTCAAAAGACAAAGTAAACGAAGATAATAGCAAGTTTATAATTAAAACAGATACTATTGGTAATGTTATTACTGGTAGATTTCTTCCAAATTTAAAGGATATAAATCCAGAAACAGGCGAAATTCCTAGTGAAATTTCTGTTTATTTCCACTTTATCAAGTCCAAGATAGACAATTCTACAATTTTTGTAAATTGTTTAAATACTAATGGAAAGAGTTGTCCTGTTTGTTCAAAGAGTATAGCACTATGGCGAAGTAATGATCCTAATGAAAAGGAAAAGTCAAAAGGCATTCGTCGTCAACATAGTTTTATTACAAATTTTTATGTAATAAACGATCAAAAGAAACCAGAAAACAATGGCAAAGTTATGCTTTTGAAATATGGAAAGCAAATTGACATGAAGGTAAAGGCTGCTACAGAAGGCGACTTAGCCAAGTTTTATGGCACTAGAATTTATCGTCTCGATCAAGAAGGTTGTACTTTCATGATTAAGCCTGAAAAGAATTCAGAATCTAAGGAATCATGGGTTACATATACCAACTCAACTTTCCTACCCGCTTGTGGAATTGATGGTATAACACCAGACAAGATCAAGGAAATCATGGAAAATGTATTAGCTATTAAACCTATGTACAATAAGTTTAAAACTGTTGATGAATTAAACGATATAATGAACAAGCATTATTTTATTAATGATATTCAACACGAATCTAAAACAATTGTAGAGAATTTAACTAATACTACAGTTACAAAAACCTCAACAACAGTTGCCCCAAAGGCCGAAACAACCAAAGCATCTGTAGAAACCATTGATGAATCAGAGTTAGACAAGATGATTGCGGAATTGGGTTAATCATGGAAAACAAGGATGATATACTAGATTTGTTGGCATTAGCTGGTTCTGTCGCACAACAAGTTAATCGGTCTAATGCCAATATAATAGAAAAGGAACGATCAATTCCTTCTATTAATCCAAATCAGCTTATAGTAGGACTGTCTAAAAAAATAAACAGTCCTACTATTTTGCCCGTACAATCATCAGGAATAGTAGATTCTTCCACAATTAATCTTGAAAATGTTAAAATGGCACCCTTAATCCCTTTGGATGAAGTTTTAACACCAGAAATGAAGAAAAAAGGATTAAAACTTGATGATTTGCCCACACTAACAGGAGGAAGTTATCAAGTAATTCCTCCTCCACTTTCTAAGATTAATAATGAAAAAACGTTAAATCCAATACAAAATATAAATTCAAATCAAATAGAATTTGAATTTGTTACAAAATTAACTGGACCAAAATATACCAATCAAATGGATTATTTTGAAGATAAGTTTCAAGAAATCGAGATTAAATTAGCGGCAATTAATACAAAATTAGATTTGATTCTCAACAAAAGCAAGAGAAAAGGAATATGAAAGAAAAGATTATAAAATTTGAATCTGATTTTGATGACGTTAAAAAACTTGCACCTAGTCCATTAAAGAACTCTAAAAAGAATATTGAAGTTATGAAACCTAATGATATAATAGATTTCGAAAAAAGAATAGAAAAATTGGAAAAAAAAGTAGATTTAATTGAAAATTTATTGAATAGATTATCGAAAAATGTTAAAAATTTAAATATTAGATCGTTAATTAACCCCCTAACCAAAAAATAAACAATGCAAATTATTGTAAACAAAAAACTTATTTTATCAAAGTTTTTAAATCCAATCAGCAAATTTACTGATCAAATTATTTTAAATCTTACTAAAGATTCTATAGATAGTATATCTTATTCAACTCATGATATGCAATCTGTAATTCTTTATACTAAATTAAATGTAAAAACTGATATTACTGAAGATAATTTAAAATTAAATATTGGAAGCATTAAAAAGTTAATTAATGCGTTTAATTGTATTAATGAAGATATTATTGCATTAAATATTGCTAATAATAGCATTAGTTACAATTCATCTACTACTAACTTCAAGTATCATTTAAAAGAAGATGGCACAATTGAACGTCCTCCTGTTAGTATTGAAAAAATTCAACAGATAAAATTTGATACACAATTTTCTATTAATTCTGATAAAATAGATGAAATTTTAAAAGCATCTACATTTAGTATAGATTCAAATAAATTTTACTTTTATATGAAAGATAATATTTTATTTGGAGATTTAACAGATAAAACCATTGCCAACTTAGATAGTATAACCATACAAATTACAGACAAAATTGGTGGTGAACCATTAGCAGATCAGGTTCCTATAAAATTAGACATATTTAAAATCATAAGTAGTATTCGAACTGATAATCTCACAATAAAAATAAATAAAAAAGGTGTAATAATGTTTGAAATCAAGGAAAATGATTATATACTACAATATATAACAAGTGCATTAATAAAATAAGGAAATTAATATGTTAACTAAAGAAGAAATCATATGCGGAACCAAAGAGGAATTATTAGAATATTTTTCAAAAACCTATAATCTAATTGAACTTGATAATATAGAGCAAGCAAATAAAAATTTGCCAACTGTATGTTATAGTAATCTCCCAATTGGGAATATAGAAAAACAACTAAAGAAAATTCACGAAGGATTTGGTGGTATATTCTTTATTAAAAATGTTGTAGAATTTATAGACAAAAATCCTGTAATATCAACAGAAATTGTAAAAATTTGGGTTTTTATAAGAAACCCTTAACTGAAACATAAACAACAAACAAAAAGAAAGGAAAAAACATGAAGAACAAGAAAACAGCAAAGACACGTAAAACACGTAAGCTGGTAAAGCGATACAACATTAGAAATTCTTTGGGACGTTTTACAAAGAATTATAATCGTGATAGTTTTGGACGCTTTGCATAACAACTAACAAAAAGGAATAATATGAGTGTTAATAAGCCAACAACATGTGGTTATTTCATGAAAAGAATGCAAGAAAGCGGTTATAAAGTAGAAAAGATATTTGATGGATATTCTACTATTGATCCACGTACATGGACGGTAGTGATTGATCCAGGAGTAGCTTCTGTACTCGTAACTTGCTATATCAACCGTAGCGAAATTGGTGATAACTATTTCGAATTTTATGACGGTGGACAATTCTTACCAAATATAAAAATTAAAACACAATCTATTGATGTATTAATTGAAACTTTGGTGAAATATGGAATCAATCATAAAAATACAAATTTCGAAAAAATTATGAGTACTTAATACAAAAAAGAATAAATAATTATGGAGCAGGAGTTATGAAAATGACAACGAGAAAAAAGAAAAGTAATAAAGAAAAAGAAATAACTAATACTTCTATAACTCCTGCTCCTTCTGACTCTTCTCTGTCTGATACAGATTTAAAAAATTTTAATGAATTTGTTAAAAAACTAGATATTAAATCTAACAAAACAAATGAAAGTTCTATAGAACAACTGGCTAATATTTTAAAAGAATACACAAATTGTTATCTATTAATAGGTTATAACTTGGATAAACAAGCTATAGTTGTATCTTATACCGATAGTGTGCAAGATAATAATGCATTAACTGAATTATTAAGACAAGTATTTTTTAATACGGTTAATGGCGAAGACGATAGCGAATAATATTTATATTATCCTGATTTTTTGCTTTTTAATATAAATATTTATATGATTACAAATAGTATTGAAAAGATTAATAAAAAATATGACGAAAAAGAACCAGAACTTAGTATAACAGAATATACGGCTGCTATACCTCCAAGTAATGATGACACCATAAATTCGTCAAATAAAGAATTGCAACTTACTAAAAAGTTACAAGATAGTAAAACTATAGATTTAAATACTATTTCAGACACCATAAGTATTATAAACGAAGAAATACCACAAAAGGCCATAATAGATCAACGCGCCTCTGTTAGATTAAACGCTCATATACACCCTCAAATTGACGAATCTTTGCAAAATTTAGATTCTTTTAAACCAACATCGGAATATACTGCGGCAGCTTATTTAGGCTATACACCCGATAAACAATCTCTAAAATTACAAGAATGGGGAACCTTAGAGAAATATATTAGAAAAAATATTAAAAGAAAATTAAATTCATCAGTATTGAACGAATTAGAAAAAAGTTATGTCACTTTAAATAAAAATATGAAATCTAATGTATCAACTGAAGTTTTTAAAGAAAGAAAAAGCAGTACATCAGAATTACTTTTTGCCCCCGGATATCATATCGAAGGAGATAGCAATTTCTATGATTATCATATAAGAGGTGCAATATTACCATCTAATTTAGTAACAAATTTAAAAAATAATCTTAACCATGTTATCAATCAAATAGATTATTTAGCACCTGTTAATCCCAACATTACCATAGATAACGAGACTTATAATGTTGATATAGAAAAAACCAAAGTAAATATTAATATGCGTAATGAAACAAATACTATCACACATTCTTCAACAAATAATACTATTTTAACACCACAAAAGGATAATAAATAATGAACAATTCTGATTTTAGAATATTTTTAGGTATTTGTATCCAAAATAATGATCCAGAAATGCGTGGGCGTATTAAAGTTTTTATACCACATTTATCACCAAATGTCACAAAACTAAACGAAAATGTTGATAAATTTTTTACTTTTATTGGAAAAGAAAGCAATAATGACATAACTTCAGTATTAGAGGAATTAAAGGGAATACTTCCGTGGGCTGAATATGCGGGGCCAATAATGGGGGGTAATGCATCAGGTAGATATAATGCAACCACAAAAATAGAAACCACATCAGATTCAAATTCATGGGATATTGATAGACAAACAGAAGGATTTAGACCTGCACAAAATTATGTCGGTTCACAAGCGTATAATGATGCTTTTACACAAAATAATTCAAATAAAAATTTATTTGTAAATCAATATAGTTACC